CAGGCACGTCGGACGGTTTCCGATAAGATTCTTGGAGAGTTAAAGAACAAACTCGGAGAGGGCAAATTTATCGAGATCAACGGCCGCAGTTACAGTCCGGATAAATACGCCGAGCTTGTGGCCAGGACGAGGATGTCCGAGGCGTCGAACATTGGGTTGAAGAACACCGCTCTGGATTACGGCCTTGACCTGGTGCAATGGGACACGCACTCCGAGATTTGCGAGATCTGCCAGCAGTATGCCGGCAGGGTGTATTCCATAAGCGGAAATGATCCTGATTTCCCGAAGCTGGAAGAAGAGCCGCCATTACACCCTAATTGCAAATGCCATATTTACCCGATAACCAAGCAGGCAATAGAAGACGGCAAAGATAGTCTGGTGAGGTTGTCCAACAGTAAATTGATAAAGATCGATTCGCACAAGGCTTATGAAGAGGAGTTGGCGGCGGTATGATTAGCGCTTATTTAATCCATACAGGGACTTTAAAGACTGCGACGCTCGATAAGTGGGGCAAGAAGACTTTTTCGTCCACTACCGTCAGGTGCAGGATTGAAGAGAAAACAAGACTCGTCCGTAACCAATCCGGGGAGCAGGTAGTTTCTGATATGCAGGTAATGCTGGAGAACAGAACGGTAACTCATAACGATAAGTTTACTGTTAACGGAGTAGATCGCAGCATTATCGCGATAAGTAAAGAGCAGGATTTTTCCAACGTGATTTTGTGGTTATACCTGGTTTAGGATATGAGCGGAGACTTTGATATTAAATTCCCGAAGGTAACAAAAGAAATTCTCGAGCGTGCGAAAATAGGTATGGGTCAAGCCGGAACGCAGCTGATGAGTGATTGCGTTAACATTGCTCCGACGGTGCCGATAGAGGAAGGATGGTTGCGCGGATCCGGAAGCGTGTTTGTTGACGATGAACTCGTTGCGGTATCCAAAGACGGCAAACCCGGGAAAGCGAATACCTCCAGTCCCGGAGGTAAGAAAAACAATGCGATTACCGTTATTGTCGGGTTTAACACCCCGTATGCCCACAGGTTGCACGAAGGCGTCGGGTATAAATTCACCGATCCGAGTTCCGGGCCGAAGTTTTTGGAAAGCAAGATGGTATCACGCAGAAATTTATATATGAAAATAGTCAACGACGCGGTGAAGAAATGACTAATCCTTTATTGAAAGAAATCTGTGATTACATCGATACCAATACGAGCTTAACCGTCGGAACCTATCTTTTCGCCGGCGCGGCTCCCTCCGGGATAGCAGATACGCACGTGATCGTGATTGAGTCCGGAGGAAGCCCGGATCAGTATCTCGCGGATTATCAGGAGAAGACTATACAGGTATTGTCCAAGTCAGCGGATTATTTCGACGCGCTGGCTAATGCCGAGGTTGTTTATGCCGCGTTACATTGTAAAAGGGGGATAACGCTGGGAAGTTTTTACGCCAATGTCATCGAGGCAATAACATTGCCGCAGTCCGTAGGGCAGGATGAAAAAGGATTGTTTGTATTATCAACAAACTACGTCTTGAGAGCTCAGGACGCATAACCAAGGAGGAACAAAGTGATAAAAGACTTAGGGCCATGTGAAGTTTATTTCAACTCGACGAGCTTAGGGAAAACTAAAGGAGGAGTTACATTCCGATACACGGAGGAGAGTAAGCCAGTCAATGAAGACCAGGCAGGGGTTACCAACGTCGACGAGGTTGGCGTCGGTGTTTCGGCGTGTGAAGTGGAAGTCCCGTTATCAAGGTCGTCTTTGGCGACGCTGAGCACGGCTGTTATGGGCGCTACAGTGAGCCTCAACAAGCTCAGCGTCTATAACAAGGTAGGCGTGTCGATGTATGACAATGCCGAGCAGTTGATATTAAAGCCGATTGTAAACGGCGTGGCATCGTCCGATTCTAAGGACTGGCTGGTAATCCCCAAGGCCTGTCCGAAAGCTGATTTAGAGGTGGTTTTCGACGCCGAGAATCAGCGGGTATATAAAATCGTGTTTAAAGGGTTCCCTGACGCCAGCAGCAAGTTGATCTGGTATATGGGAGCATAAAATATGGCTTACTAAAGAAAGGATGGGCACAATGCCTACATTAAAAAAAGACGATGTTAAGCAACTTTCCGAACCGATTGTTATTGAGGCCGGGATTATCGGGGACAAGGAATACCGCGTTGAACGGGTTACCATCGATACCATTGCCCAAATAAAAAAAGAGGCTGACAGTAAAGACGACACTGCTCCAATAAAGCAGCTATCCATATTAACAGGCGCTCCCATAGAAGAATTCAAGGGAATAGATATCAGAATTCTCGGGGAAGTGCTTAATTTTATAATGTCGTCGATAAGTGAAGGAGCGAAAGCAAAAAACCCTTTAAAGGCAGAGGCAAAGCCTTAGTCCTGATTGCCTCTGCTTTTCCAGGACAATTTTGTTATGAGGAGTTGCTCAACCTTGATATCCGTGATCTTGAATTCTGGATGAGAGAAGCGAAGAAGAAGCTTTTAAAAGAGCATCTCCTTAGAACTCGGGCGGCAAGAGTGGCCATGGCAAAAGACAAGGATTATCGTAACTATATGTCAGAGATACAGCAGCAAATACGCGAAACCGACATCGATGCCGAAGAGCTTATTAAAGAAAACTGGGAAACTCTAAAATACATTAGGAAAGGTTAAATGTTCGACGCCGGAGCGATAGTAGGTAAATTAACGCTGGATACTCGCAGTTGGGATTTGGCGATAGATAAAGTCAAAGCCGATACTGCCAGCCTGAAAAAGTTAATACAGGACAACGAGCAGCGTATTAAAAACCTTGGGAGAAATCTAACGATTGCCGGAGCGGCGATTACAGCCGTCTCCGGTTTAATTGTGAAATCGGCGGCAGATGAACAAACAATATATTCCCGACTGGAACAACAGTTAAAAAATGTCGGTTATGGATATTCTGGTGCTTCGGAAGAGGTCAAAGCTTTTGCCGCGGCGATGCAAAACGCCACAACTTATGGTGATGAAGAGATAGCCCAGCTTGTAACGGAACTATTGCCTTATACCGGCGACTTAAAAAAGTCATTTGAGGGAGTAAAAATAGCCGTTGATTTAGCCGCTGCCGGTGTATTTGATTTAAGCACCGCCTCGCGTTATGTCGGTATGGCTATGTCCGGTAACGTCGAGATGTTAGGGCGATATATTCCCGAGCTTCGTCAAGGTGATAATGCGCAACTTGATTTTATGACGTCGTCGGAGAAAGCGGCGTATGCGTTAGATTTGTTAAAGAGCAAATTCGGCGGAATGGCGGAGAAGGACACAAAGACTCTTAACGGAGCGATGACAAGATTGAAGAATGCCGTAGGAGACTTGGCGGAAACGCTGGGAAACAATCTACTGCCTATCATTACTCCCATTGTAGATAAAATCAGAGAGATTGTAATAAACGTGACGAAATGGGCGCAGAGTCATCAATTATTATCAACTATATTGCTTGGAGTGGTGGCAGTAATAGGGGTAGTTGCCACTGCATTCGGGGCGCTGTTATTGATTTTGCCTAATTTGGTTATGGGGTTTTCACTCCTTGCTCCTGTTTTAGTAGCTTCTCTACCTATTTTGGGCGCAATAGCCGCGGCCGCGGCAGCCGTCTGGTTAGCTTTTAAATACTGGGAAGAGCTTAAAGCTTTATTTTGGTCGTTCGCCGCAGGAGTCAATTACGCCTTAGCTGAAGCGGTAAAGAGTATCGCTAAATTTATCTCCTGGGGAGAGAAAATCCCTTTCATCGGGAGTAAATTTAAAGCGGTATCTGAAACGTTAAAAGATGTATCCGACGGATTTAAAGAAGCTGCCGATTTGTCAGAACAGCGCGCTGCAGAGATTATCTCTAACATCGAACAAAAGAAAAACGCTTTAGCCGACGGTATTAAGGACACTGTAGATACTATCAAGGGAAAAATAAACGAATCTGCCGGAGTGTTTGACCAGTTCTTTACTAAATTCTCATCCGGTTTCAAGTCAAGCCTCGACAAGTCGTTAACCGATATGCGTGATTGGGCGCAAATGGGTGCCCAAGCGGCCAGCGATATGATTTCTTCGATGGAAAGCGTTACCGGGGATTTCTTTTACGACGTTTTGAAAGGACAACTAAAAACAGCGCAGGATTATTTTGTTGCGTTCGGCGATATGGTTTTAAAGATACTCGCCGAAACAATGGCAAGAATAATGGTGGTAAAAGCTTTGACTGGAATAGGAAGTATGTTCTTTGGCGGTTCAACGGCAGGAGTATCCAATATTGCGGGGAGTTCTTTTAATACATCGGGATTGAGTCTTGGCGGTTTTGCCACCGGTATTGATTATGTCCCTGAATCAGGAGTTTATAAACTTCACGAAGGCGAGAAAGTCGTCCCGAAATACGATGCCAATAAACAAACCGCCGGCAATATAACG